ACTGGTGCTGCAAATGAATTTCAAAAATCATTAGATGCATCAAATGCTCGCGTTATTGCATTCGGTGCTAGTGCAGGTTTAATATATACTGTAGAAAAAGCATTTACTTCATTAGTTAAAAGTACTATAGATGTTCAAAAATCATTAACTGATATTAATGTTATATTAAATGTTAGCACTAAAACATTAGATCAATTTGGAAATAGTTTGTTTGATATTGCTAAAAATACAGGTCAAACTTTTGATGTTGTTGCTCAAGCTGCCACAGAGCTTTCTCGTCAAGGTTTAGGATTAGAGGAGACTCTAAAAAGAACGCAAGATGCATTAATATTAACTCGTCTTAGTGGACTTGATACTGTAAGTGCAGTAGAAGCTTTAACTGCAACAATTAATAGTTTTAATAAAGCTGGATTAGATTCAACAGTTATTATTAATAAATTAGCAAACGTTGATGCTGCTTTTGCTGTTAGTAGTGGTGATCTTGCAGAAGCTATTAAACGAGTAGGATCATCTGCATCTGATGCAGGAGTTGATTTTGATCAATTGTTAGCAATTGTTACTAGTGTTCAACAAACTACAGCTAGAGGTGGAGCAGTAATTGGTAATTCTTTAAAAACTATCTTTACAAGAATACAAAGAACAGATACTCTCGATCAATTAGAGCAAATAGGAATTAAAGTTAGAGATTTAGAAGGAAATACATTACCAGCAATTCAAGTATTATCTAATCTTTCTAATACATTTAATCAATTGGGTGATTCACAAAGAGCTCAAGTAGCAGAAACTGTTGGTGGCGTATTTCAAATTAATATTTTAAGGGCAGCATTAGCAGATCTAGGTAAAGAATATTCTGTTTATGATAGAGCTTTACAAACAGCAAGCAATAGTACTGATCAAGCTATTCAAAGAAATGAAGCCTTAAATCAAACTCTTTCAGCTTTAATTAATCAAACATTTCAAAATTTAACTAAACTTTCAGCTAGTGTTGGCCAAATAAGTTTAGGACCAACATTTAAAGGTACTTTAGAATTATTAAATAAAGGATTAGAATCTCTATCTACTGATAGTGAGACTGTTGGTGGTAAAATTGGCAAAGGAATATTAGAAGGAATTGGAACATTTATTAGTGGTCCAGGAGTTATTTTATTAACAGCAGTATTTGGTAAATTGTTATTAAATTTAGGAAAATTTGCTAGTCAATCTTTACAGACACTTTTAAATATAAATAGCCAAGCAGAACAAAGAATTCAAATTCAAGCAAAAATAAATGAAGTTCTTGCCCAAGAACCAGGATTAGTCGCTGCAATATATAGTAAACAAATTAGTGTTTTAGAGTTAGAAAATAGAATTCTAGATGTTATAAAACTTCAAACATTAGAAAGAGAAAGAGCGGCATCTTTATCAACTGCTATTGCTGGTAATTTAGCTACTCGTGGAGTAACATCTAAGGGTGGATCATTAAAAGCAAAAAGTGGCGGCTTCATTCCTAATTTTAGTGCTCAAGAAATTTATGGCGCACTAGCTGGAGGATATATGCCAGGAAATATTCAAAAAATGAATATTCCAGGACAAGGAAATATAACTTATAATGGAGCAGAAACAGTTAAAAATTTTCCAGGAATGACGCAGCCAGCAATTATGCCACCTCAAGGTAGCAAAGCTGGAAAAAATTATCAAAAAGAATTTTCTAAAACTCATGGATTTAATCCTTATGCTAATAATGGATTTATTCCTAATTTTGCATCATATAATATAAATGGTAAGGGTTATAGAAATAAAAACGCTTTAGCTAGTGCTATTAATCGCGGAGAAGTAAGTGCAGCAGATGCTAAATTAGCTGGATATACAAGTTCTGAAGAAGAAAAAGCTTTAAAAGCAAAAGAAAAATCAAATAATCCATTTTATAAATCTAGTTCAACATTATTAACTCTAAGAAGAGAAGGAGTTACAGATGGATATACTTTTAAACCTAAAGGTAAACCACCACTTCAAGTAAAATTCCCAGTTGCAGCTTTTAATCCTCAATCTACTGGATTTAAGTTAGATACTTTAAAAGAAAATTTAAGTTCAGTAATTGATAAATCAATTAAACAATTTGCTGAAGAGATTTATGCAACTAAAAAAATCAGTCCCCCAATTGATTTGCCTAGTACTGTAGAAGCTGCTAAACAAAAATCAGAAGGATTGGCTGGAGCAGTAGAAGGTACAATTGGAGGTATATTTGAGGCAGCTTTTAGAGCTTCATTTGGAAAAAGTGTTAAAGCTACAAAAGGAGGGGGTTTTGATGTGGCTAGTATTCCAAAAGATTTACCATTATTTTTTAATGCCCCAGGATCAACACCTCCCGCAGTAGGAGTTAAAGGAGATTTCAAGAATTCTGATAGTGGCGGTAATAGAGAAAGTATGGCTATTAAAATATTAAAAGCAGAAAAACCAGATTTATTAAATTATATAACTAAAAAAAATGCTGCTTTAGGTTTTATTCCTAATTTTACAGCATTAGATAATGCAATTGGAAGAGAAGTAGCAGCTGGAACATCTACTTCTAGAATAAGAATTGGAAAAGACTCAAGATTAACATCTTCAGCAAATCCACTTGGTTTAGGAGTTTATAATACAAAAGATGAACCTAGAGGTCTTGGCCAAGGCATTCAAAGATATGGATCAAAAGCTAAAATGGCTGGAGCAGCAGCTGGATTTATTCCTAATTTTGCAGGATTATCATATAATCCTGGAGGCTTAGGCGCACTCGATCCAGCGGTTGCAAATAGAGAAATTGGTACAGCATTTGGAAAAACATTAGCACAATTAAAAAAACAAGAAATTACATTACAACAAGCTAATATGAATCTTCAAAAATTAAGCGCTGATTATGGACTAGCTGCAAACAGTCAAAATAGATTTAATCAAATTCTTCAAAGCAGAGCAACTAAATATGCAGAGAGCGCAAAAAATGCTGCTCTTGCGCTAGATAAATCTAAAACAACTTTTGAAGCCATCAGCAAATATGGTTTAGCATTATCTATAGCTTTGCCAATCGCTACTCAAACAGTAAGTCAATTTAATGAAAAAAATAAAAAAGCACAAGTTGCTTTAGATGCATTTGGTACATTTTTAAGTATTACTGCTGCTGGTTCATTACTTGGAGTGCCTGGAGCAATAGTAGCAGGAGGAATTGGCGCGGGAATAGCAACTGCTCAGGTTTTCAAAGGAATGAAAGATATTAAACTTGCAGGTCTTGAGCAAGATTTGCAAGTTGTAGTTGATAGATATAATGACACTTCAACATCTTTAACTAAAGTTCTACCATTATTAGAAAAATATAAAGAAATTCAATCTTCAAGTTTACCAGATATTCAAAAAACAGAAGCTTTAGCGGATATTCAAAATCAACTTACTGAAAACTTAAGTAAAGCTGGTCCAGCGATTGTAGAAGGTGTCACACAAGCTTTAGCAAAACAAGACTGGGCTCAAGCAGCATACAATATAAATAAAGGCGTAACACAAGCTGGAGCAGAAGCAACAAATGAAAGTATAACAACATTATTTAAAAAATTACAAGTAGAAAGAGAAGTTGCAAAAGGTAATAAAGTTTTAGCTTCGGGAATTGCTAAAGGAGTCACTGGATTAGTAACTTCTTCTGGAAGAAATATTATTCAAGAATTTGCTAGTAAGCCAGAAAATCTTCCGATATTAGAAAATACATCAAAAGATTTATATAGATTATTAACTGCAAGAGGAAAACTTGAAAAGGGTCAATCTCTAAATAGAACAATGATGCAAGAAATTGGTTATAACCTTAGCGCAGAAAACCCTGAGCTTCAAAGACAAGTCGCAAAAGATATCGAAGAGACAGATATTTTATTGAAAACAAATCTACAAAATATTTTAACAACAATTCAGCCATTGTATCAAGCTACAGAAGAAACTAGAGCTAAATTTGAAGAATTATCTATGCGAGCAAGTGGAGTAGCGGCGGGCACAGAAGAAGCTGATATAATAATTAAAGATATAAAACAATACATAGATAATACTAGAAAAACAGCACAAAAGGTTGATTATGCTTTAAAAACAAATGGAATAAAAAGTGTTCAAGAATATATTGCTGCTTTTAAAAATGGTACATTAAATGCAAAAGATGCTCAAAAATATTATAAAGAATTTGTATTTGCGTATCAAGACCCAATGGATGTTTTAGCTAAAAATCAAGATGCTTTAAATATGAGTGTTCAAACTACATTTTTAGCTCGAAGCAGTCAAGATAAAGTAATAGAGCAATTAACAGTAGAAGAAGATAAACTAAGACAAAAACTAACAAATAGACAAATAACAGAAGACCAATATAATAAAGCTCTTGAAGGATTAAAAGATAAAATAATTCTTGAACAAAGAAAGCAAGGAACAATTTTTGCCGAAGACTTTAGAAATGGAAGACAGCAAGCTAGAGAAGCAAATGCGTTAGCTAATGAAACAAAATTATCAGATTTTGCTGGAGCATTTTTTGATGAATTTGATAATACTACTGCAGATTCATTTAGGCAAATTCAATTAGGAGCGAAAGATACTGCGAATACAATTAAAAGTGAATTTAATAACGCCTTTTTATCTTTTGCTAATGGAACAGCTACAGCTAGTGATGCTTTCACAAAAATGGCTCTTAATATTAGTGACAAAATACAACAATTAGCTCTAGAATGGAGTACTAATCAAGTTTTTGGCGCACTTTTTGGTACTACTAGTAATGTAGTTGGTAAAATAGGTGGAGGTGGTGGAGGTATTGGAGACTTTTTTAGTTCTTTGTTAAAATCAAAAGGTGGAATTATTAAAGGTTATTCCACAGGAGGACATGTTCTTGGCGGATCAGGAAATAAAGATGATGTTCCAGCTATGTTAAGCGGTGGAGAATATGTTATAAGAAAAAATGCTGTTAAAAAATATGGTACAGAATATTTACAAATGTTAAATCAAGGAAAAGTCAAAGAAAAAGAAGGTGGTGGTTTTATGGGTATTGGTAATATTTTTCAAACTGCTGCTACTGCAATCGTAGGCGCTGTAACAACAAAAGTGACTGGAGGAGCTAGTTTTCCTGGAGGAGCTGGTGGCGGAACAGCGTCATTCAACAAAGGTCCATCTAACACAGATCCATATAAAAGAAAAGATGATTCGGTTTATTTTAGAAACGGAGGAAGAGTTCAGAGATTTGCTTCTGGTGGAGAGGCTTCTTACCTTGGGACAAATGTTTATAGATATAATGACCCATTATATCCAACGCAAGGAGAAAATGTTATAAGCCCCAATTTAAGTTTAAGAGCTGTGACTGATCCCAATAATCCTCAAAATAAAATAAGACAAGATAGAGAAATGGCATTATATGATTACTTAAATTATGTAGAAGGAGTTAGATTAGAGAATGAAAGAGCTCTTAAAGAAAATATAGCTCTAAATAAAAAAATTCGAGATGAATATAATCAGCAACAAAACGCAAAAAGTAGAGGCGCATGGATGAGTTTTGGTTTTAGCGTTTTAGGAGCAGGAGCCAATCAATTTTCATCAATGGGCGGATTTGGAGGATTAGGTTCATCAGCATCAAAATATGGAGCATCAGCAGTTTTAGGGCCTGGATCTGCTGCAAGACAAAATTATGCTAATAATGCGCCATTTCGTTATAGCACCCCAACTCCAAGGGCAAATGGAGGATATATTAGGGGTTTTGCTAATGGTGGTTCTAGTGGTAAAGACGATATTCCAGCACTTTTAATGGGTGGTGAATTTGTGATGAGAAAAGAAGCCGTTAATATGTATGGTAAGAAGTTTCTTGATGATATTAATTCTGGAAGAGCTAGAAAATTTGCTGAAGGTGGTGTGGCTGGAAGCAATTCACCCGAATCATCTTCTAATAATTATTCTCCAACTAATAATGTAAATATAGTTGTAAATTTAAATCAAAATAAAACAGAATCAGAACAAAATACTTCCAAAACAGATAATAAAACAGAAGTAGATTTAGAAAATCAAAAAGCAAAACAATTAGCTGCAAAGATAAAAAATGAAGTAATGAAAGTTATTAACGAACAGCAAAGACCTGGTGGTTTATTGAGAAGATAATTTATAGTATTAACTTTGCAGAAAAGTTAATTAAATCTTTATCTGATATAATTTGTGATTTATTTATAGAAGTATTTTCATTTAAATATTCATTTAAATTGCTTAAATCATAAGAATATTTAAACAATAAAGTAATATAATCTTTTTCATCAATATTTGTTTTATATTTTTCAATATATTTAAGATTATTGCTAGTTTCTATATAAAGCTTTTCATTACTATAAAAAGAGGTTATAAATTCAATATAAATATTGCAAGTATTATCGTTTTCTTCGATTTCAATGATTTTGCCTTGAACTATGCCTTGATTTTGTAGATAATCTAGGTCAAGAACAACATCTTCATAAGAAGCCATATCTTTACCATAAAAGCCTAAATATCCCTTTTGCAGGTTGTAATTATTATCGAGCACATCATCTGTATTTAAATCATTAGATAAACATATAGTTTTATTGATTTGATCTTTATTTAATAATGGGAAATAGCTATTAAATAGCATATCATTAATTGATAAATCTGAAATTAAACTATTTGAATTTAAACTTTGATTATTAAATAAATATAAGTAATTTTGATAGAATATTACAGTGTCATTATTCGTAGCTTGTTTATATATTTTTCCAATATTAAAAGTTTGATTAGGAAAATATTCCTCATATAAATTATTAATATCTTCTTCTGATTCTCTTGATTTTAAAAAATTATATAATTCAGATTGAACGTAATTAAGTGGAATAACTTTAATATTTAAATTTTCAGATATCTCAACGATATCGCTTTCAATAAAAGGTATAGTTAATAAAGCTGTTGATTCATTTACATCTAACCATTTTTCTTGTATATTTTCTGTAAATAAATTAGATAGACTTTTGTTTTTAATAAGTTTATTAGAAGCTTTGCCTAGAATTAAAAAAGAATATATTTCTTTTTCTTTAAAATATTTTTTATCTATTAAAATTTTAACATTAATATAATCTGAACTACTATAAATTTTTTTAAAAAGACTATTTTTATCTAGATTTTCTATTTCTTCATATTGAGCTTTCATTTCGAAATCTCCTTTTCCATCTGAATTATAATCGACGTAAAAAAGTATTTCTTTAAAAAATCCTAATTTATTATTTAATTCTTTATATTTTAGATAATTTGTTTGAAAATCAAATTTGAATATACTTTTAGCTTTGTTTTGATTGATTATTGCTTCGTATTTAGGTTTTCTGCAATAAATTTCATCATGAATAAACCATGTGGTCTCTGTAATTGGTTCATATGATTTAAAATTTAAAATTTCTTGTAATAGTTCGCCTTTAGTATTTTCTACGTAAATATTAAATGATGGAAATTCTAATGAAGTTTCAAAGAAACCTGGTATGTTTCTTATAGTTTCCCATTCTAATGTTAAATTTAAATTTTTAACTTTCATTGTTAGTATAAATTTCTACCAGAAGATATTACAGAAAATACATTAGCTTGAGTAGCAAAATTTATTGTTGCATCTGTTGGCGTTGAAAGTTCTCCTATTTTATTAACTGCATAGGCTCTAAAATAGTAATTTCCTATTCCAGTTGGAGTAACAAAAGGATGTATGAATCCAACTGAATAATCTATAGTGGATTTTATATTTTGAGAAGATAAAGTATCGATTAAATAACTCTCTTCTGGAGCTGTACTTGTAAATGTATTGAGATATTTTAAATATATTTTATAATAATCTGAACTTTTGGCAGAGGAGCTAGGTTGAACATTATACATTATACTATTAATGCCTCCTTGATTAGTAGAATACGGAGTTGATCCAGCTGCACCCACTAAATATGCTCCAGGATCTGTTACATTATCTGGAGCTCTATAAAGAGTTGATAAACTTAATGTTGGAGATGAAGGTGGAGTAGATCTAGAATACGAATCTGGTAAAGAAATTTTCATTTTATCTATATCATCATATTTATTAGGATTATATTGTAGACCATTAATTTTAAAAATATTTGAATCTGTTTCTGATATACTAATGATTCTATATAATGTAGGTTTATTTAAATACGACTCTAGATAATATCCAGGATATTTATTTGCAAGTGGATTATTTATTTTTGATTGAGTATTAACTCCTGCTTCTAAATATCCAGTAGTGCTTACGTCGATGCTCCAAATTGCATTTTTAGGTAATGGGCTTAAATTATCATTCAAGGGAAAAGTTCCATAATTAGCATTTATTGATGCTCCATTACTATAGAAAGATGAATCAAAATAAAAATATTGATTTTTATTTTTTACAGGAGTAGCTCTCATAATAACGTTATCTTTTAAATAAGTTATCCATTCTCCATCATAATTAATTCTTAATTTTGTTGAAGTAGTATAACTTCCCAAGTTAGTTATAATTTGCGCATTACTTTCCCAAATTTGAAGTGTACCATTATTTACAAAATACCAAGCATAATCTAAACTAGTATAACTTTCATCTGTTGTTTGATCAGTATTTAAACCAAACATAACGTATTTGTCTGTAAAGTTTGAAGTCGCTTCAGCAAACATATTTTTACTATATGCTAACGAAGAATAAGCGTGTTTGTTCCAACCATCGGCTACAGTTTTTGTAAATACGTTTCCTACTCTCGTCATACCTACCGAGCTTATATTTTCAGGAATATTAGTTATATATGGAAAATTGATTCTTATATTGTTGCTATATATTCCAGATCCACTTGTTAAATAATTTTTAGGATTATCTATAGTAACATATTGTAATTGACTTTTTCTGAGGAATGAGCTATTTAGTCCAGAAACTCCAGAAGATATTGCGCTATAACCAGTGGCATAAAGATCTCCTAATTGTGTTCCAAAATTAAAATTATAAGTTGGAGTTAATACATTAAATACAAGTGAATTATTAACATTTGCTCCTGTAATTGGATATGTATTTTCATAATTATAAGGTAAATCTAATATTGCGTATCCAGTAGTTAATTCTAACGTTCTTCCTGCATAAGCAAGACTTCTTCTATTTTGATCATATACAGATATAACGTCTCCAGGTTTTAAAAAGTTTCCTTCTATTCCAGCATCAAATTCAATAATTTCTGTTTCAAAATTTTCTGTAGTGATAAGCCATTTACCAAGTCTTCTTGCTTGATTTTTACTTGTACATCCGAAAGCGGAAATTTCTGTTTCTCTAATTCCATATTTCATAAGAGCATCTTTTTGCTCTACAACTTCAATAGCTGGTTTGTAATTATCTTTCATATCATTGTATCTAACGATTGCTACTGTTTTTCTTGATTTTTTGGAAGAATCTGAATAGTTAAAATTTCCGTTTAATATATTACTATTATTGAATGAGTAAATTGGATCTTTTTTTGAATCTTGAGCAACACTAATTTGTCCAGCAGAATAATATAATATTCCTCTAAAAATACTAGCCATGTCATTTAAAACTTTATAAGCTTCTTGCTTAGTAGTTATATATACGTTACAAGAAAATCTTGGCTCTAAACCTCCGCTGCCATCATCAACTAATTCATCACAATATTGACCAATTTCATATAAAGTCCATTTATCTATTAAATCTGAATTTATATATCTTCCTATACCAAAACGATTATTTGATATTAAATCATAAAAGCACCAAGCTGGATTATCAGTCCAAGCTATTTTGAATTTCCCATTCCAAGGGCCAGAGTAATTTTTTGTAATTGGATCATAATTTACTGGAACTTTTACTTTTAATAATCTAACTTTATAACTTCTTGATGGCACACTAGAGAAATATCTTGCGTCAAATTTAGAATATATTAAAGCAGAATCTGGATAAACGAATCTATCGCTATAAACTTCTGTTATAGAATCTACTGTAGCTGAAGTACTAAATCCTGGACCAATACTTTCTTTAACTTCTTTAACAACATCTACAGCCCATCCTATTTGATTTGGAAGAATTTCGAATGATGGTGAATTTTCCGCATAAGGTCTTATAGCAAATTCATAAGTAAAAACAACTGGACTATTAGCTACTTTTCCAAATATAGAAACTTGATCTTTTGAATAAAAATCTTTTGTATAGGGACTGTATTTAGAAGTATTTAATAGATCAACTTGTCCATCTTTAAATACTCTATATAAATAAAATCTAATATTGAAATTCTGTTTTTCTACATCTCCAGCGTTAATCCCAGTTAGAATGTTTTCATATAATCCATTTATTTTAATATTTATTTTAATTGAAGAAATATCAGTATTGTATACATAATATGTTTTAGGATTTAATATATATTTTGAACCAGAAACGAGATAATAGCCATATAGATTATCTCCTTTTTGAGATGTCAGACATGTTTGTAATGGATACTTATTTCGATCAACTTGTCTTCCAAAATAATCTCTTCTTTCTTCGTAAAGATTTAAATATGGATTATAAATTGTATGCTCATTTCCTTTATCTCCATAGGTATATTTATAATCTGTAAATTGAAAATTATAATAACCTGCAAAATCTACTATTGGAACATCATCCCAATATATAGATCTCGCTTCTCTTGGAGCATTATCAATTGAGTATGGACTAAAAGAAGCGCTAGAATATCCAATATCTCCAGTAGTTTTAGTATCAAAAGTATAAGTATAAATTCCAGATACTAATCCTTCTATAGGGCCTTCAGAAATTAAATCTAATACTCCTAATTGTGATACAGTATTAAAAGCTCTAGTATTTTTAAATCTTTCTGTTAAAAAAGTTCCATTATCTTGTCTAGTTGATCCTATTTCAACGTTATTATCATGACTTACGCCATAAATTATTCTTAAATTGGGAGTTTCAGGAAACGCAAGATATGGTACTTGAGAATTAAAAGTTTGGTATGTCGCTCCAGTCATCATTGCCAATGGAGTGTATCTAGCTAAAAATCCACTTGGTCCTCTGTAAAATCCTCTAAGTGGCTGTCCAGCAGTAATTGTAGAATCAGGAAGTCTACTTCCACTAAAAGATAAAGATAAATTTCCAGCACCTCCACCATCATCTTGAGCAGTGCTTTCTGGAAAATTATATCCTGCTGCACCAAAACCAATATTTCCAGGAAATAAAATATAACTCAAACCATCTGCATATTTATTACTATTTCCCATAAAATTAAAATGGTAAAGATTTCATACTCTCTTGATTTATTAAATAACATCTAGAGTTAAAAAGATATTGATCTGATCCTTCATATTTTTGTTGTAAATTTGAGTCATAATAATCACTTTTATAAACTCTATACAAGTAATCATAATTTGCAAAAACATTATTTCCACCAATTACAAGTTCTCCATATCCTACTGGCACGGGACCACCTTCACCAACTGTATTTACTGGTCCATTAAAAAGATAAGATGTTGGTCCTCCAGATTCTCCTCCTCCGTCAATTGGATTAGCTTGTTGAGCTGTAAATGGAACATTTGGTGGTGGTTTGGATAATAACTGACTTACTCCAGCAGCAATTAATCCTATTCCAGCTAATCCTATTCCAATTGCTAAAGGTATAAGTGGAGGATATAATACTCCAAGAACTACTGCTGCGCCAACCGTAGCACTACCAGCTGCAACTTTAAAATATGGATTATTGAAAAGATCGCTAAAAAAATCATTTCCAGTGATTTTGGGAATAATATCAATTTTTTCAATTTTACCCGATACATCTAAATAAAATTCAGAATTACTTAATTCTTCTAGACTATCAAATGTATTTTTTTCAGTAAATAATTTATTATTATCAATTAAAAACTCAAATTCATATTCATTCAAATTACTTAAAAGCCACTTTCTTAATTTTTTGGTATTAGCTTCTATAGCTCTTAAAGCTTCTGAGAGATTTGAGACTTCTAGTTCCCAAGATTCTCCTATATCTTGTCCTAATTTTCCATGTAAATTTACTTTTATCATACTATTTTCCTATATACACTTTCTGTGTGTTTTTTATAAATATTTGAGTATTCATCTATCCTAGAAACAGAATTAATTGGTTGATGTAAAATTTTTTCATCTCCAATATATAAGGCAAAATGTTTTAAAGAATGAAGTTTAATAATTAAAACATCATAAATATTTAAATTTTTTTCATTTTTTAACATTTTAAATCCCATTTTTTCCCAAATATTTACAGATAAATTTTCTTCAATAAGTTCTTGTGCGGTTGTTAAGCATTTATAGTCTTTTTTAATAAAAAGACTCATATTTGTATTAAATTCTTTTTCAAAAAACTCTTTTATTAAAGTAAAGCAATCATATTTTCCTATTTCAAATGATCTTCCAATATAATTATCTAAATTAATTTTTTTAGATGGATCATAAATTTTAAAAACATCTTTATATGTAGAATATAAAATAATTGGTACTCCTAACATTTCTGCGCATTTTATATCTAAATTAGAAAAATCATCATTATCTAAAATAGCATTATGAGAATGATAAATATAACTAATTTTATCTGAATCATTTTTAATACTTAAATAAATTGCAGGAGAAATTTCAAAATTATGTTTAGGATTTAAAGATATATTTTTACATTTTTGTGCAAAAAGAATTTTATTTTTTTGATAAACTACTCCACATGCCTCTCTTTCTTTTTGTTTTTCTTGATGAGCATGTAATCTGATATAATTTTTTATATATTCATTTATCATATTATAAATTTGGTTGATTTGTGCCAGGAAATCCTCCGAATGGTAAAAATCCATTTAAATAATTTCCATCTTTATCTTTTGGAAGTCCATGAGAATTTAGACCAGTTGGATTCTCGCAACCAGGTCTTCTTGGAAAATTTTCTGGTGTTACAATACCACTAGAAACGAGACTATTTCTTTCTGCTTGAGTTAAAAGATTTCTAAATCTATCACAAGTTTTTATAAAATCTTCCCCATTTCTATTTGTAGGCCAAATTACAGGTCTAAAAGATGGATTTTTAAGCCATCTTAATCTACAAGCTGTAATTGATTTTTCGCAAGTATCAGAAAGCCAATAATTTTTAGTTGGAGGAGCATTAAAAAAATTTGATTTATGATTATTTATACAAACATAATAATATTTAATATTTTTATTTTGTAAAAATACAAAATCTCCAGAAACATAATCTGCTGAATCGACCCATGAACCAGAATCACCAAGTTTTGCATTAGAATCTACTTGATAACCTGCCCCAGTTATTCTATGAGAAGCTGCACTAAGATTTTTAAAAATGTCTCCTACAAATAATTCATTATTTTCTGTAGCAACTGGTGGAGCAGTTTTTAATCCATAAATTTGTACAGATGGATTTACTGTATTCGCATATATACCACTATGAACAGCTGTAAGCCTACTATTATATTCATAAACGCATCCTTCTCCTCTATATTGGAACGGACATTTTGTTGAAAAAATTGTTCTTGATGGTAATACTAAATTTTCTAAATCTAATATTGTAGCTAATTGATATTGTACTGTATTTTTATTTTCTGCAATTTTTCTATCAATATAATAAATATCTCTTGGTAATTCTATATCATAAATTGATCCATTTGGATTATATGGATTTAATCCTGCGCTAAAATTATTGTGATTTAAATATTTTAAAAAAGTTTTAATTCTTGTGAATTTTGCTCCAACAATATCTCCAAGGGATTCAATTTGCATTCTAATATATTTATAAAAAGAATTATTAGATTTATCTGGAGAAATATTACTTATTGAAAAAGTTGGAGTTGGTTGAGTACCCGCACTCGAAAGCTCAAAACCTTCAGAAAATATTGGAAATGGATAGTAAAAATTATTTTGAAATTTTAATTGTCCATATTGATATTGACTATTAATGATATTAAATAAATTATAATCATTGTAAACTCTAAATATACCATTATTAATTGGTTGATCGGTGTTATTATTATTATAATTTTTCGTTTGAGGAGCTATTTCTGATAAATCAATTTCATATAAAATAATTTGTGCGGATGGTGTTAATGAAGATATTTCTGAGTTTATCAGAGTACTTCCGCTTATAATTGCATTAAATGTTTCTAGTGATGTTGGCATATTACTGTGGAACCTCGATGAATTCCGCTTTAATAGAATAATTATTATAAGAAACAAAAGATGCGTCCCACTGCAAGCAAATAAATAATGTATTTAAACTAGATGCAGATTTTGCATATACTGTGGGAAGATTGTATATAAAACTCTCAAGAGAATTTCTTGCTCTTAAAAAATGCAATATAGAAACAGTTTCTTTTTCAGATCTATTATCAAATATTAAAGATAAGTTAATAAGATTATTATTCAATCCAGAAGAAATTCTTTGTTGATAACCATTACCAAAAGCGTTAATTGTTATTTTAGGAGAATTGTTAACAGCAGAACTATATGAAGGTTTCCAGAAAAAATTTGGATATAATACTCCATTTAAAAGAATATATCCATCCCATTCAACTTGGAGATTAGAGGTGGTAACTGGATCTTGATTTAAATTTGAATCAATGATTGAATAGTAATATTTACTATTACTACCAAGTACTATATCGTACTTATTATAAGTAGGTGCTCCGTTCCAGCTTGAAACTGTATCGTAAATACTAGCCATATACCTTTTACCTCCTATATTTTACACTTAAAAGAGGTGTAATTATAGTTAATGTTTAATGTATATACTATAGAAAATCAGAACTTTTATCTAAATGATTCCTTGGTATCTGGAATTAAAAGTTTTAATGTTGGAGTTGATCTTAAAATATCTCCTCAAATATCTATCGATGATTCAATTAATTATACAAAAGATGGTTTGCCAATTGCTCAATTTGACTTATCTTACGTATTAAGTGATAGTGATAGATTTTTGGAATATACAGGAATTAATTCATTCTCTGGCAAAGTTGAATATGGAGATAAATATGTAACATTTACAGATGGATATTTGACTAATTATTCTTTAAATTATAGATTAGGAGAATATCCAATTGTTGATATAAAAGGAGTTATTTTTAATTGGCCAGCTTCTCAAATATCATTTA